CTGGGGTTTCGCCAGCCTTTACATCGTAAAAATCATAGTTCACAGAGTTCAATCTGACATAATCTCTAAGTCTAACCCTTTTAGTAAGGTTAGTCATCACTGTAATATTACCAGTGCCACGAACATCATATTCTACTTTAGGAAAATAAGAAAAATAAGCCATAATTAAAATCCTGCCTCGATGCGTTCTTTTGTAATAATCTCTAATTCCTTAAACCCTAGTGTAAGTTGAGTTTCTACAGGGTGATCATCGTCAAAGAACTGTGGGCGATCTCCACCATAACTGACTGATACAGTTTGTAGTACAGAAGTGGATATCTTGTGAAGGTGTGTGTTTGGAAAATATTCGATATCAAAGGTTGAAGGTGTAATCATTGTTCTACCACTTAAATCACTACCTTCTACTTCTGGCATGGCATGATATCTAAATGCAGTTACAATGTTTTCTATTGTTTCTGCTTCTTTTGCATTGTTTGGTAACAGTCTAAATTCAAAAGAAAACTCTCTTCTACCAATACCCTCAAATGCCATCTCTGTTCTATTATTCATAACTGTACCTCTACTAATTTCAAGTGCCGCCTTTGCGCCAGGAGCAATAGTAGAGTCTAATGCCACAAGTGCCATGTTTTCAAGTTGGGCTCCACCCTTTTCTACTACCTTGGCACCAAGTTCTTTTGCTATGGCAGCGTTACTCATACCACTGTTTAGAGTTTCAATCGTAGATGCAATTCCAGCAACAACTGCACCCATTTCCTGTTCGCCGTAGTTTGCTGTATGTGCGACTGCTAGTTTTGCAGGCATATACAATGCAATCGCCTGTGATAATCTTTTGGTAGGAGCTCTTTTTATAGATAGCGTTGTTGCCTGTGGACGGACAGAGCCAGGGGGGTTTGGACTAGTATTATATGAACCTTCCCCAAAATTAATTTTGGATTTGGCCGCTTGATTTATATAAAACATGACATAGTGTTTATGCCTATCCATAGTTCCTAGTGTTTCTGGGTACGTCAACATAGGCGAACCAGAAGCACCGCTATTTGTTCTTTTGATTGTAGGTATAACTGCCATTCTAAATAGTCCTATACATTGTGTGAAAGTATTTATATCGCCATGGCATACAGAGGAAGATATATTCCATCAAAACCACGAAAATACAAAGGAGACCCTTCTAATATTATTTATAGGAGTCTCTGGGAACGTAAATTCATGGTTTATTGTGACAGAAATGATGCTATCCTAGAATGGGGTAGTGAAGAGATTATTATACCCTATGTATCTCCCCTTGATGGTAGACGCCATCGCTACTTCCCTGATTTCTACGTTAAAGTTAAGCAGAAGGATGGATTGATTAAAAAACTACTAATTGAGGTAAAACCAAAAGCACAATGTGGCCCTCCAAAACAACCTCAACGCAAGACACCACGATTTGTTCAAGAAGTCCGTACATGGGGTGTGAACAAAGCAAAGTGGGAAGCAGCAATAGAATTTTGCAATGATAGAAATATGGAATTCAAAATTCTTACAGAAGATCATCTGGGATAACGTATAAATACTAGTATGGCAGAGATAATTGAAAGCGTACTAGAAAAAACAGGAGGCAAGGAACGTAGTGTTCGTTGGTTTCGACAGAAGGTAAAGGAACTTGGTGACGTTCCTTCTGCACAATTGGTGCGTGAAGGTTTTGTAACTGGGCGCCCAACTTTGGGTACTATGAACTTTTTTATGTATGATCCAAAGTACAAGAATGATGTGAACGTATTACCATATTATGATAGGTTTCCTCTTGTGTTACCTATACAGCCTGTTGGTGGGGGTAACATAAATGAAGGATTTGTTGGGTTAAATTTTCACTACCTATCAATTCCTATGAGATTAAAGTTACTAAACATAATACAAGAATATGCAACAAATGATAAAATGGACGAAACTACAAGAATTCGTTTGACATGGAATCGTATTAAAAGAAATCCAATTGTAAAACCAACAGTGAAGAGATATCTTGCAAATCATGTCAGAGGAACATTTCGTAGAATTGATGCAGAAGAAATGATGGTGGCAGTTTTGTTACCAGTACAAAGATTTGTTAGAGCAAGCGAAACAAAAGTATATGCTGATTCTAGAAGAATAGTTAATCAGCCTAGGAGACCATAATGGCACTACAAGAATTTATTTCAAAGTTCTATGATAAGGGCGGCCCTGCATTCTTAAACAGGTTTGAGGTAATGATTATCTCACCGTATGAGGCAAATCCAAATATTGCAGATGATAGATTTGTATCATTCAAAGTTGTTAATTTGACTATGCCCGGCAAGAACCTAAGAACTGTAACTAATGAAAATGTCTATGGGCCGACTTACGAAATGGCTCAAGGATTAACATATGCAGAAAGTGTCTCAATGAATTTCTATCTAGGGGCAACACACTTTGAAAGAACCTTCTTTATGAATTGGATGGATATGATTGTCAAGCCAGATTCATATAACTTGGAATATTATGATGAATATAAAAGAACCATAGATGTTTATCAGTTAGACAAAAACAATGATAGAACTGCTGGGATACGATTACAAGACTGTTATCCCAAAACAATAGGTGCAGTAGAGTATTCACAAGAAAGTGGTGAAGTAGGACAAATCAGTGTTGATTTTGTTTTCAAAGAGCATACTCATATTGATGGGAGTGGTAAAGTACTAAATCAAAAATACGCTCCATCAATAGACCTTGGTGCAAGACTAAGGCAGAGAGGGAGAAATGTTTCGGCAAATGGTGGTTTAGAAGTTGATCCAACTGCCGGCCCCTTTTAATTTAATAATGCAATAGGAGAAATATAATGGCATTACCAAAACTCGCCTCGGCGAAATTTGAATTGACACTTCCTTCAACTGGTGAAAAAGTTGAATATCGTCCTTTTCTTGTAAAAGAAGAAAAGGCCCTGATGATAGCACAATCAACAGGAAAACAAGATGATATTATGAGGGCAGTTAAAGATGTAATTACATCTTGCACGTTTGAAAAAGTCGATGCAAGTAAATTACCAATCTTTGACTTAGAATATATCTTTATTAATCTAAGAGCAAAGTCTGTTGGAGAGATAGTAAAACTAATGGTAACTTGTCCAGATGACAATACTACACAAGTACAAGTAGAGGTTGATTTGACAAAGATTGAGTGTCATAAAGAAGTTGGACATGATACCAATATTAGATTGACTGACGAAATTGGTTTGATTATGGATTATCCAAAAGTTAATTCTGTACAAGAATTAGATTTGGAAAATGAAATGGAATCAACTTTTGAGGTTATTAAGTCTTGTGTTAGACAGGTTTATGATAGCAATAATGTGTATGAAAAGGTAGACATGGACAAAGAGGATTTGAATGATTTTATTGAATCTATGTCACATGACCAGTTTGATAAGGTTCAAGAATTCTTTAATACTATGCCTAAAGTCAAACACATGATTAAAGTTAAGAACCCCAAGACAGGGGTGGACGGTGAAGTTGTACTACAGGGAATGGCTGATTTTTTTTAGTAGCCCTCTCTCATAATTCTCTGGAAAATTACTATCGGTTAAATTTCCAGTTAATGCAACATCATCAATATTCATTAACCGAACTTGAAATGATGTTGCCTTGGGAGAGGGAGATATACGTTTCTCTGCTGTTACAACATCTAGACGATGAAAGAACAAAACAACGTCAACGGGCGATGAATAACCAGAATAAAAGATAAATACTATAAAGGAGAGAGATGTTGGCAGAGAAGAAAACAGTAACAGTCGATCCAGAGGTCGTAGAAAAAATTGATAGTAATGGTGATGGACACATTTCGCATGAAGAAATGGAGATGAATTTGGAATTTAAACGTAAAGAACTAGAAGATGCAGACGCTCGTAGGGATGCTATGAGAAAGATGACATGGTTCGCATTGATGGGTATGTTGTTATATCCAGCAGGCATCTTAATTACATCAGTGTTAGGATACGAAAACACTGCAAAAATTATAGGTGATATTGCTCCAACATATTTTGTTGCCATCTCAGCTCTTGTGGCCGCATATTTTGGTGCAAACGCATATGTAGATAAAAAGAAGTAAAATAAAATGGCAAAAGATGACAACAAGGGTAACACCGAAAAAGAATTTAAAGGTTTGACTAAAACCATGACAGAAGGGTTTTCTGCCCTTGTTGCCGCATCCAAAAAGAGGGCGGCAGAAGATGCTCTCTCAATGGCAAAAAATACTGAAGTCACTAAAAAGGCATTTGCAGATGGAAGAGAGCTCACACGAGAACTGATTTCACAAGGAACAGAGGCGTCTGCGGCAAACTATCAAGGTCGTGAGGAAACTAAAAGATTACTTCAAGAACAAAAAGAAACAATTCTTAAAAATAATCCTGCTCTAACAATTCTTGCTCCCTTAAAACTATTGGCAGATGGTGCAAAAGCTGGTGTAAAAAATGCAGCCGCAGCAGTTGAAGATAAACGTAAAAATTTCAGATTACAAACTGCACTATTAGATGGTATTCAGTCTGTAGAAAGGGGAGTTGTGGGTGTTGCATCTTCTTTTGGTAAAGCGATAAAAGATAAGGCATCTGCATTTGGTGGTGGACTGAAAAGTATATTAGGTAAACTTCTTATCGGTGGCGCTCTTGCAGCCTTTATTGCATTTATGAATAGTGAGTATTGGGAAAAGACTAAGAAAGTCATCATGGATGACATAGTACCAGCAATTCAAAGTTTGTATGAAAATGTTCTGAAACCTATATTTGAGATTGTTAAAGATGTGTTTATCAGACAGTTTGAAAATATCAAAGAACTGTTTTCTGGTGTTGGTGACGCAATCACAAAGTTTCAAGAGGGTGATATCCTTGGTGGTATTACAACTCTAATTGGAAGTCTAGGAACATTCTTTATTGATACAATAGATAATCTAATCACTGGTGTTTATAATTTGTTTGCAAAACTGTTTGGTTTAGAAGAAACAGATTCAGTCTTTGGTTCTATAGGTAAGTTTGTTACTGATACATTGGCCAGTATTAAAGATTTCTTTGTTGGAATATACGATGGTGTTGTTGGATTATTCACTGACCCTGTAGGAACACTTACATCTATGTGGAATGGAATTGTGGGTGAAGGTGGACTTCTTGATATTATCTTTGCACCCATTGATTCAGCAGTAAATTGGATTATGGGTATCTTTGGTTGGTCAACTGAGGATGGAACTGATTTCAGTCTTAGAACATTTATCACTGGAATGGTTGACACTGTAATTACCAAAATCAAAGAAATATTTGCACTAGGAGAAGATTTATTTGGTGATTTTGCAATGTTCCAATTTATTAAACAAACTGTGGGTGATGTAATTTCTTCTGTTAAAGCAATTTTCTCTGGTGACTTTAGCGCCGAGGCCTTCCTTAACTTATTTGGTAGTATTGCAGATTTAATATATGCACCAATCAATTTGGCAGTCAATGCAATCAAAGATATATTTGGATTTGGTGATCCAAACGAACCATTCCGTCTTTCTGATTTTGTTATCGAAACATTTGGTAAGATTGGTGAGTTCTTCAAAAGTTTATTAAATATTGATGTACGAGGACTTGCAAGTGGAATACTACCAGAGACAGTAGTTGACTTCCTGTTTGGTAAAGAGGTAGATCAAAGTTCTGATGAATTCAAAGGAATGAGTGGTTTAGACCAAGCAAAGGCAACAGGACTTTACGACAAAGACTTAATTGGCAACTCTGAAGTAAATGCTAATCTCATTGGTAAGGCCACTACTAAACAGTTACAAGCAATCTTAGATGATAAAGATATTGATGAAGATACAGCAGGAGTCCTTAGAGCAGAGATTAGCAAAAGAAATGGTGCTGGTGAATTCTCTGGTTCTGGACAGAAAGAATATCTGGTATCAGACGGAGATAGACAAGGACAATATGCATATCGTGGAACTGAAGAATATGAAGATATATATGCCGGATATAGTAATTTAAAACCACGCAAACAATTGAAGTTTGCTGATGCCAAATACAAACAAATGTATGGCAATCCTAATCTTGCACCAGTTGGCAGTTCTACTGGACAGGCAGTTGCACAAGGAACTGCTGGAGCGCAAGATGCTACTGCCGATGCAGCTACAACAGTTGTTGTCAACCAGAATAATGTTGGTGGTGGAAGTAGTGGAGGAGCATCTGCACCTATACCTGTTGCGACAAGAGATAACAGTTCTGCATCACAATTAGCTGCAGTTGCTGGTTAGTGATCGTAGATGTGTTCACCATCTTTTATCTTGACAGGTTTACAATATGCAGTAACCCTATCTCTAGGGTCAACATATGAATCCCAAGCATAGTTTCCATATCTCTTAGGAATTTTTTCTGCATACCATAGACAAGTTGTTATACTTCTAAAGTACATAGAGTTTGGTTCTACTTTTCTAAATTCATTTGTTCCCATAACAACTATTAACATGAATGCGTGAATCATACCTCACCGATTTCTCTCTTAAACTTCCACTCTGCATTATGAATTCTTAATTTCATTTCTTTAACGTGTCTTTCTGCTTCTGTCTCAGGCATATATGGTGGATTATATATCTGGTCATCCATCCATACCAGATACCCCAACAGGCCAATCAATATCATTACAAATATAGAGACAAACACCAACAACATTAAATCATACCTTTATGTTGCATAATGAACCAAGCGAACCATACAACAAAACAAGAAGTTATAATTACTAATAGTGCCGCAATACTGTATTCAAAGAACTTTCTCTGTCGTTCTTTCTGATCATAGATTGCCCTCTGTCTGTCTTTACGAATTTGTGCTTCCATATTGATGAGCTCCTGCCATGCAGACGGCCCTCTTGTCATCGAAATCATTTGTCGCAATTCGTCACGCATATCTTCTGCCTTCTTCTTCGCCATGAAGGCAGCCATGGCCTCTTCTTCTACTGAACCCGCTGCAAATATCTTTTTAAACAAAGGCGGTTTCTTAGCATATTCATCTGCCTTCTTCAGGTCAGACATTGCTCCCATCCAGCGTCCAAGGTCTTTTCCCATAGATTCAACATCTCTGCCGACAGAAAAACCTTTTTTGATAAGATTAAATGCGCTCGAGGCTGTAGCAAGAGCGGTAACTGGGTCTATCATTTGTATTTTCCTTAGTTAGTTACAAATGATGAAGAATAATGTTTTTGACTTCTCAACTCACACTAGTATTTATCTATTCGCTAGTGGGTTATCCAAACTCTTCTGCAATTTTCTATCAAGGTCATCTTCAAGTGAAGTCAGTTCTCGTTTGACATAACCTTCCAAACCAGATACCTTATCATTGAAACGATTGTTTGCATCATTAATCATATTACGAGCATCAGTCTTGGTTCTGTCCATAAGTGCCTGTGCCTCATCTTCTACTGCATCAATGTCGTTCTCAACCTTGTCCAGTATCTTCTCCATACGAACCAAGTCACCACGCAAGTCGTGTTTGGTATCACGCATAAAGTCTACTTGTTCACCGATAGAATCTCTGATGATTTTTACCTCTTCTCTGGTAAGTGTCATCTCTTCTGTGATAACTGCAAGTTGTTTGTCAAACTCTGACAAGTCTGGTGCAACATAGTTTTGGATTTGTTCTTTCATATCCATGTAGTCTTTGTAGAACTCAAATCCAGCCCATAGTCCACCACCAATTGTTCCCACTAGTGGCAAAACAAGTAGAAGTTTAGAACCCCCCACTTTAATTCCACCGTATTCTATTTCTGCCATTTCTCTCTCCTATTTAAAATTATATTGTGAATCTTCCATCAAACCAAAATTAGGGTCATTTAAGAACCACCTTGCATAGGCATGGTCAACTGTTGGTTTTGGTGGATAGAAATTAGTCTGTGGTAATTTCTTCTCATTATAATCAAAGCCTGGCACATATGAAATCAACGCAAGTAGTTGTCTTTGCATTATCATATTCTGTTCCAGACTTACTTCTTTCTCAAGTTTTTT